CTGTGGAAATGTAGAACGATATGAGAGCCGATATCCAATCTGCGGTACGGTTCCTGGCGTAAGCACTGGGCTACGGCTCATGGATGCAGGTGTTGAGTTATCACCGGAAACATACCCGTATAAGAGGATAACGACCATGGCCGGGAACTCCGGGGAAGCCGGACAGTATCCGAAAACAAGCACCGGTCTGAAAGTTGCGGAGGGAGCGGTTGAGGCTGAAATATATGCTGCCGGATACCAGGTAAATTATCCAGAAGCGAGCGAAAACATGGCAGCGGGATCGCATCCGAAAACAAGATTCCAGGCGGTATACGCCATGAATGAAACGGAGGTTGCAGCTAAGTTATCCGGATTCAAATATCAGAATGAGGTTGCTGGAACCAAACCGCAGGTCAGTACCGGACTGATTCAGAAAAAGGCAGTTACGGATATTGAAGCAAGCGGTAAAGGAACCGAAGTTGAATATTCTCTTGCTGGAGAGAAGGAAGCCGGTACGGTTCCGAAAGTATCAACCGGCGCAAAAGAATCAGGAGATTCAGTGATTCCAGAGGTGAAAACAGAGAGTTACCAGATTAGGTATCCTCTTTGCGGAAACGCCTTTGAGATATAGACAAGGAGGTATGCACATGAAGTTACTTACAAGCAAGGCAATCCAGGGCTACCGTGATTACACGAAGCGGACGGTTGCCTATGCTAAGTACAAAATTGGCTCGACTTACCACAAGGCGAAAATTGAATCAGTGGAAGTGACAGCGGATGGAATTGTGGAAGTTACGTTTAAAATCGAAACGGCTACCACCGGGGCGGCTACCGTCACGGAAATCCAACTGTATGACACGAACAATGATTTGTGGCTCTCTAAGCAGGAATCCCTAAAGATGGATTCCGTGGCGGAGGGCTTTTATTATGTCTGCCAGTTGGTAATCAGTGAGAAGGAGGTATAGGAATAATGCGGGAACTTGTGAATTGGAAAGACCATGTTGTGGAATATCCGGGGCGATTCCAGGAAGAGGACGTAGGCAACGGCCTGGTTCAGCACACCGCTTCTCCCGGAAGGGTATTACAACAAGGAACACCGCAGAACGCCACGAATTTCAACGCAATGGATTTGGCAGCACTGGAAGCGATGCTTATGGCTTCCGAGAATGCCAGAAATCTTCTCCAGGTAGCCAAGGACATTGAAGGCCTTACCGGAGATAAGATTCAGGTCACGCTCACAAACACGCAGCCTTATCCACACAACAACTCCAAAAAGACGGTTCAGCTCACAAAATCTAAGAACAACATGGATTATACCGTGGAGTGCGAGGTTGTCAGCATAACTGGCGGGGCGGTTGGCGAGTTTGAGTTCAGTGACAAGCTACTGAACGGTTTTAAGGTTGCTTATACCGGTTCGGCAAGCGAAGTGGTTGTGAATTGCTATGTGAGAGGAGGAATTTGAGCATGGCAAATGTGATTATCCCAAATGAAGAGCGAAGAGCAGAGGCGGAGCATGTGATGAAGTCCTATGGTGTGGACCGCAATGACCCGGCTATACGTGAAGCGGCGGAAATCGCTGCTGCAAGAACCAACGAAGCAGTCAGAATGGCTGAGAATAGAAGGAGGTATTACTGATGAAAGTGACACATCTGCCGGAGGACGGCAAGAATTTCATTCCCTATGAGGTCATGGGGAAGAACATTGACTTTAATGACGGCGATCTGATGTTCAACGCGTCCAAAAAGGAACGTGATTATGAAGTTGTCATCGACATCTGCCTGGATTACACGGGCGGTCTGGTGATGGGAGCTTCCGAAGGTGAGCGATATGTAGCTCAGCTGGTTATCCCGGCCAGAGAGTACACGGAGACCACTACGGAGAATCCGAACTATGACCCGGATTCAGAGTTTGGCACAGAATCCCCGACTATCACAACGAGGGAGCCGGTGCCTTTCAGTATGGACGAGTGCGAACTGAGATTATGGGAAGTGGAGGTTTAAGAGATGCCGAATTTTGATGATTTTAAATTAGCGATTGAAGCGATGTCGGGCGGTAAGAATACCGTCCTTTTTGATGATATGGAGATGCCTTCCGTTATGGTTCCGTTTCCCAAAATGATGATTTCGGAGATTATGACCGGAGGAAGTCAGAATGTTCACCCGGCTTTCAAGGTGAATGGCGTGGACAAGGACAAGATTTATGTCTCCAAATTCCAGAACATTGTGCTGAACGATAGGGCATACTCACTGCCAATGCGTGACCCGAAGGTTTATGTGACTTTCGACCAGGCGTTGACGTTCTGCCGGAACAAAGGGAATGGCTGGAGTTTGAATCCGTATTCTCTGTGGTCCGCAATCGCTCTGTGGTGCCGTAAGAACGGAACCATGCCAAGAGGAAATAACTACTGGGGCAAAGACTACTCTTATCAGCATGAAAAAGGCATTCCTACCGCATATGAAGGTGCAAGCCATGAATCGCATCCGAATGAACCGACAAGGGTAGCAACCGGCTCCGGACCTGCCACCTGGTATCATAACTGGATGCCGGATGGAATTGCTGACCTGAACGGTAATGTTTGGGAGTGGTGTGCTGGAATGAGGCTGAAGGATGGAGAAATCCAGATTATCCCGTATGCCAATAGCTTACTGGCAGAAACGAATATGTCTGCCACATCTACTGAGTGGAAAGCTATCAAGGCGGATGGTTCCCTGGTTGAACCTGGAACTGCCGGAACTTTGAAGTGGGATTGGGTATCCAGCAAGATTCAGCTTACCAGTGGGAATGTAACCTATACCACAGACCAGGGAAATGGTATTCAGTACAAGGATATGACACTGGCCTCCGGGCTGACTGCTCCTGAACTGGCAAAAGCCTTGCTTTTGTATCCGGACGAACCGGGCGGGGATTACGGCAGCGATTACCACTGGATGAATACTAGGGGAGAGCGTTTGCCGCTTTGCGGCGGCAGGTGGAACTACACTTCCAGCGCGGGCGTGTTCCTCGTGTACCTGAACTACTCGCGGTCGTTCTCCTACAGCAGCATTGGCTTCCGCTCCGCTTTTGTAGAACTGTAAACTGCGGCACTGACTGCTCTGCGGTAGCAGAGCATATGCCACGAAAGGAGAAACTATGGTACAGCGTGAGGAGAATCCTACCGTCAGCGAAAAGCAGAAATATGAAAATCTCTCCATCCGCATGAAAATCATGGATATGATGGAATATTCCATGCCGCTCATAGAAAGATGGTCCGTGGCACACCAGAAGTTGCTCGGAGATAGGATAGCAGCCTGTATGGAGGATATGCTGGAGCTGGCAAATGAATTGGAGTGGGCGTATTCAAAGAAAACGCCATGCAAGAATCTGGATATGAAAAACAAGGCTTTGCAGGATTTTATAACGCTTGCGTATAAGCTTAAATATCTGAAAGGTTCATCTTCTCATGCGGAATGGACCAGACGCTCCAAAGAAATCGGAAGCATGATAGGCGGATATCAACAATGGATATACGAAGATTCTCCAGTTCCAAAGAAAACCGGAGGGAAACTTCCGGCACAGAATAAAGGGAACCGGCTCCGGTAATCGGGGCCGGATTTTTTTGGGAACAGACTATTGCGTTTGCCGATTTGCGGCGGCAGGTGGAACAACACTTCCAGCACGGGCGTGTTCAACGTGAACCTGAACAACTCACGGTCGAACTCCAACAGCAACATTGGCTTCCGCTCCGCTTTACTCTCATATGCCAGAGGCGCAAAGTTTAAGGACTTTCCGACAGTGCGAGAGGATAAAGGAGCCTGTTTCCACTCCGGGCTGAAAGGCAGGAGAAAAAACGGCACTGTCCGGGAGCTGGCGGTGCTGTTCTGGCGGAGACAAACAAAACCAGAACGCCTATGGACGCTGCGAGTAAAGAAATTGAAAGCTGCTACACATAGTTATTCATAAGGAAACATATTCCATGAAAATCAAAAATGTCTTTGACAAAATCTTTTCGCTGGATAATCTCTATGCAGCGTTGGAAGATGCTGTTCAGGGAAGAAGATATAAAAGAGAAGCACTGGTATATACTTTGGATTCCTGGGCGTTGCTTCAGGAGTTGAGAGAAGAGGTTCTGAGCGGAACTTATCATATAGACCGGTATTACATCTTTTATATCTACGAACCCAAGAAAAGAATGATTATGTCAATCTCATTCAAACACAGAATCGTCCAGTGGGCGATTTACCGCATTATCAATCCTATGCTGGTAAGCGGCTATATTGAAGATTCTTATGGCTGCATTCCAGGCAGAGGAAGCTTGAGTGCCATGCAGCGGCTCAGGTACTGGATTGAACAGGCATCCAGAAAAGATGAACA